TATGAATTAAGGCTTAACGAGTTCATGCACTTTGCGTATAATATTACTGGCAAATCAAATCTAGTTTTTATGGGTGGGTGTGCACTAAATTCTTCTGCAAATACTATGCTGTGGAATATTTTTCACGATGTTTGGATAATGCCAAATCCAGGAGATGCTGGAAGCTCATTGGGAGCCGCAGCAGCTTTATATGGAAAACATTTAAACTGGAAAGGTCCATATTTAGGGCATGATATTGGAGGCTCATACCCAGTAGACTTGATAGTAGAAAAAATATTGTCAGATCAGGTTGTTGCTGTTGCTAGCGGAAGAGCCGAGTTTGGTCCAAGGGCTTTAGGGAATAGAAGTATATTGGCTGATCCGAGAGATCCAAATATAAAAGATAAGGTAAATCTAATAAAGCAGAGAGAGCTATTCAGACCTTTTGCCCCAGTAGTTTTAGAAGAGTATGCCTCAGAATGGTTTGACATAAATTTTAAATCTCCATATATGCAATATACAGTAAAATGTTTAAAGCCAGATATAATTCCATCGGTAGTACACGTTGATGGCACATCTAGGGTTCAGACCGTCAGCAAAGACGATAACCCAGGGCTATGGTCTACTGTAAACAAATTCTATGAAAAAACTGGAATCCCAGTGCTTTTAAATACAAGCTTGAACATAAAAGGTCAACCTTTATTGAATGATTTAGATGATGCCAAAAAATGGTCAAATCTTTATGGTACTGGTATAATTGGTATATGAAGATATTAGATGCTGTATTTAATCAGTCCGCCCAGACATTCTCAAATCCATGTGGGTTTGCTGCCCGTGCAATAAAAGACAGCCTATCTCCACTAAAGTATACAACCCCACTTACCTCAAGCTCTTATAGCTCTATTAGAGTTACCCCAGAGGCATCTATTGCCTTAAGTGACATAGATGTAGGAAAGTATAGCTATGAGAAAGAAGATTTTTTCTTTTCTTTCCACGTTTATTTTGGAGAAAATTTTTTAACAGAGCAAAAATTTCTATATGATGTAAATCAAGGTATTGGTTTTTCAATAAAAGATGGAAATATAATATTTACAATAACAGATTCCCTTGACTATTTACACAAAATTTATTATAAACTACCATCAATGTCTGAGGCTTACTCAATAATAGGTTCGTATTCAGAAGGCAAAATGTCCATGTATATAAATGGTGAATTAAAGTCGTCTAAGGTTCTTCCAAGCTCTTTTAAATTTAAGTCTACAATAGATCTTCAGATGGATTCACAGGTGTCCCAAAGCTTTGTCATACTTGACAAAATTGAAATATATAAATCAATGGTAACTGCAAATTATATAAGAGAAATACTAGAGCAAAAAATATTAGTTAATAATATTAATAGAAACATAGTAATGGATAACCCAGTATATTTTGAGGCGGCTAGAGAGACAAAGCCTATATCTCATGCCATGATATATGGAGTAAATAAAGATATTTCTACTGCTGAGCTTTCTAATGTTTACATTACTGATTCAAGAGAGGTAAAGTTAATTAGTGGTCAGACCTCTGGATACATAAAGGATTACTACTACTTCCCTCCAGTGGCAGATCAAAATCATAATCAAATTGAATGGTTATTCAATAATGCAGGAACTACATTAGAGTATAGCTTTGATGATGTAACGTATTATCCAGCAGTAAATAATTCTAACGTACCTAATTTTGCTGGAGGTTATTTTTATTATAAAGTAACTTTAGCTTCTTCTGACACAAATATAAATGACCCTGTTTTTTCTGGTATATCATTTATCTGCTATGAGGCAAAAACAATTGGATCAGATAACTCAAGCGGAGAAATAACAACAGACTATAACTTTATAGTAGGTAAAAGAAATTCATCGGTATTGTACTACCCATCAAGCAAAGGCATAATCCCATTGTCTGGAGGTTTTAGGTATAACTCTGGAGATGTAAGGTCAGTTGAATTTATGTATAAGCCTAAGAGCTTAGGTCAGACTTCGCTAATTGATTGCAGCGACTCAAGAGTATCTTGGAGTGCGGCTGGAAATGTAACAAAAAGTAATATTTCCTCATTCTACGTAAATGGTATAAATCAGACATCTTCATCTATATCAGACATATTTGACATAGATATTTGGTATCATGTTTTGATAACATTTTCTTCTAATAAGCAGGCTGATCTGTTTTTTAATCAAACACAGACTGGCACAATGCTGGGTGGAAATAGTAACTATTCTAATATTGCTATTTATAGCTATGATGCTTCTGGTCTAGCTGCTAAACATTTTAATAACATAATTAATAACCCATATATTGCATCTGCTTCAGATTCCATATCTGTAGGTTCAGATTCATATAATGGCTTTAACGTTGACGTATTAGTACACTCAACACAGTAATTTGTCCATGGCGGTAGACATATTCCGCCTGATACTAGAGAAAATGGTAAAATGTAACTATGAACAATAAAAGAGTTAAAGAGGTCCAAGAGACCAAGTACGGGGTCTATGTCTGGGAAATGCCAGACGGCAAGTGGGTTGGAGATGACGAAGGTCACTACATGCTTGTCCCAGCAACTCAAGGAGATAAGGACAGCATTAAAGCAATAACCGATGCAGCCAAGTCTTACGGAATTGAAGAGGGTGGGCCAGTATTTTTGGCTGGAAGAAGAAAAGTTACAGATGAAGAGTATTCTCTTCAAGAGACAAGATTGAAGTTGGGACTTACACCAGATCCTTACGATATTGGTGAGGGGCTAGATTTACAGAGGAAGTTAATTCATGGGCGCTGAGTTTGTAGAAGATAACGATATTCAAGAAATTGATATTAAGATTGGAACTGATTTTTCAAAGAATGAAGAGTCATACGCTGATCCGTTTGCAAGACCACTAGAAAAAACAAAGAAGCTAGACGGTCTAAGCACTGCATTTAAAAAGAGAATAGCTAGAACAGATTTCTCAAAGTTTTTGCGTGGTGACGGAGTAGCATCAACAGCAATTGTTGAGCCTTTTATGATTACTGGATACAGCATCCTAGATGTTGTTCAGCCACCATATAACATAGACTACTTAGCAAAAATTTATGAAATTTCAGCGCCACACTATGCAGCAGTTAATGCAAAGGTTTCAAATATAGTAGGCCTAGGTTATGACTTTGTTGAGAGCGAAGCAACAAAAGAAAGACTGGCTGACATTGATGACGAGAAAAGCCTTGAAAAAGCTCGCAGAAAACTCGAAAGAATGAAGATTTCAATAAACGAGTGGATAGAGGCAACAAATGAAGAAGAAACATTTGTTGAAACATTATCTCGTGTCTGGAAAGACTATGAAACAACTGGCAATGGATACTTAGAAATAGGTAGAAAGAATACGGGAGAGATTGGATACATTGGTCATGTTCCAGCAGCCTCAATGCGTGTACGCAGACTCAGAGACGGATTTGTTCAGATTATTGGTAATCAGTCAGTATACTTTAGAAACTACGGAGATACAACGACTCAGAATCCAGTAACTGCAGATGCTAGACCAAATGAAATAATTCACTTTAAAAACTACACACCAACCAATGGATACTATGGAGTTCCAGATATTATAGCTTCCAAGAGCGCTATGACAGGCAACGAGTTTGCTGCAAGATACAACCTAGACTATTTTGAGAATAAAGCTGTGCCTAGATATATTATTACTGTCAAGGGTGCAAAGTTGTCTAATGATGCCGAAAGAAAGCTCCTAGAGTTCTTCCAGACAGGTTTAAAGGGCAAGAATCACAGGTCCTTGTACATACCGCTCCCAGCAGATAATCCAGACTCTAAGGTAGAGTTTAAGATGGAGGCGGTAGAAAATGGAATTCAGGACTCTTCATTTAATACCTATAGAAATGCCAACAGAGACGAAATTTTGATTTCTCACAGAGTTCCAATTAACAAGGTCGGAACACCACAGGGAGTATCCTTGGCAAATGCTCGTGATGCAGATAAGACATTTAAAGAGCAAGTATGTCGTCCAGCTCAAAAGAATATTGAAAAAAGACTTAGCAAGATCATTTCAGAAAAAACAGACATTTTTATTCTTAAGTTTAATGAGCTTACGCTTACGGATGAAGATACTCAGTCTAAGATTGATGAGAGATATCTACGCATGAAAGTCGTGGTTCCTAATGAAATTCGTGCTAGAATGGGACTACAAGGAATACCTGGTGGAGACCAGCCAGTTGAACTTAACGCTAAGGCGGCTGCAGAGCAAACAACTCAAGCAACTGGCAATAGAAATAGAGATCAGCAACGGCAGTCTAATCAGCCAGACATTTCTGGAGAAGGAAGAAACGCCCAGGGTGATGGGCGTCAAAACCAGTAAACAGATACTTGCATTTTAATCTACTAAGAGATATTATTTAAACACGATGGAAATTTCTAAAGCAAATTGGTCAACAAGCGGGAATAGCGTAAAGCTTAATATCCCCTTTTCAAAAGTCGATGCAAAAAAGAGAAC